CCAGACGATGTTTTGGCAATCATGCCGTTGCCGACGGTCTCCAGAGAGCCAGAAGTGCCGTTTAGGGTGATCTGGTAGGTGCTTTGGGCGCCGTTATCGACCAAACCAATGCCTGTACCACCAGCCAAACGGCGGGAGTTCGGGAGCGTCGGCTCCTGATTCAGGGTGATGAAGGTCTGGACTTGGGACGGCGAGGCCGAAATGGCCCCCGTGGTCGTCCTTACGGTGACGCCATTCTGGACAATAGGCACCAACTCAGAGCCAGTAATGGCCCCGGCGGCTGGAAGTTGTGAAATCTGTACTTGTGCCATTAGGGACTCGGTGCGATGTTGTCGAGATTGCCGTTGTTTTCCGGTGTGTCCGTATTCCCTTCGGTCGTGATCTCATATTGGGTTGTGCCGTTTGTGAGCAGTGAGTCGGGATCAACAGCAACGCTCAAATCCGGGCGTGGGAAGCGCAGGTTAATGCGCTCAGTTTTTCTTGCTGGCAAGCGATACGGGTCAAACTCATCCCTGCAACCCTGATCGCACACACGCAGACCCGGGAAGTTTGGGTCAGACATCAACGACACGAAGGTGCGCTTCATCTTGCACCTATCGCAGACCGCGATGGCGACAGATGTTAGCCCTGTGGTGTCGAGGAAAACTGGCATTATTTTGTGTACACCGAGATATTCGGTGCCCAGTAAATTGGTGACTTATCGCGCTCTTCTTGTTCTGCCTCGAAGAGATACTTATCAGCCATCTTCTCAAGATAGGTGATGCGATCAGCGGCCACTTGCGGCAATTCCAACGCCATGCGATGCGCAAGCATGAATTGCACAGCCTCGTACCACCGCTGTGGAATCTCTAGTTCGTCAGTCAAAGCACCCACATCCATGATCTGGCGCTGGTACCAGACAGTCATCTGGATAAACGGATCACTTGGCGTGGGCCAGAGATAAACGGTCGGCTGAGGGATGGTGCGGTCAAACCAGAACTGATAGGGCTGATTGGCCGTGAAGTTCTTGTTTGGCAGATTGGTGTAGTCATCGCGGTTTAGGCGTGACATCTGGATTTCGCGGCTATTGTTGCCAACATAGAATTCGCGCAGAGCCAGCGTGGTGCCGTTATAGGCGCGGATTCGGTAGTACATCACGCTCTGTCCGGGGTCGATGTCTGTCCATACCCACTGGTTATCGGTGACAGTGATCTCGCCTAAATCGTCGAGCATATTCCATGTAATGCCGTCGACAGAGTACTCAAGCGCAATCGACCACAGAGCAGTGCCGCCGCCAGAGATGTAAGGCAGAAAACCAATAGAGCCTGCGTAGATTGGATTTCCGGTTCCAAAGAAGACCGAGATATTGCCGTTAGAAGAGGTTTGCTGGCACCATGTGTCGACATCAGAGTCGTAGACATTAGCCACAACCCCGCCTGCGGATGAGGTGTATGAGCCATCAGGGCGATTCAATGTGCGATAAAGCACATTCAACACATCGATGGTGCCTATTGGCATCGAGTAAATGTATTGATCAGCCTTTAAGCCAAAAACCTTTTTGTTGATGGCCCAGTAATTGATGCCCTTGTTTCCAAGGTGAGACAATAGAAAAAATAGAGACTGCCGAGCAGATAACTGTTGCTCGGAGGTCAGTTCTTCAGCGAGTTTGCCGCACCGACGCGCACCATGATCAATCAATGTCTGAACATTGATGACGGTCTCGCCGATGGTTCCCGAATATGCCATAACAGTCCTCTACCATCCGGGGCATTTCCAACGCTTCAATGAAGCCTTCGCTCTTGGAGCATCCCCTTTTGAATGTTCAACAACGCCCGACATCCGCGCACAAAACGAGTCTTTTCTCGATCCACCCTGCGGTTGTGGAGCCTTCAAATTACTTCCAGTCTCACGGTTATATTTTGCCCGACCCTTAGCAGTAAGACCAGCACCACGATCAGTAGAAAGTTTCTCACCCCTACCCACAGCCAAAGACACTCCGCCCTTGGCTTTTGACTCCGGCAGTTTTGCGTAAGCCTTTTTCCCGGTATTGCTCGAAGTGAACTCAGCCGCAGTTGACTTGCTGATGCCAACCTTTTTTGCAAACGCAGGATTATTCTCTGCGGCCTTCATTAGGCGGAACTGGGATTTAGACTTTGCTGGCATTTTTAAGCAATCTGAACCATAGTTGCAATGACTGAAGGAATTGCCGGATACGCGGGCGACAGGCTTGCGGGCAAATGTTCAAGCGTCACCGTGGTATTTGTTGGAATCCAAAACATTTCAACATAATCGTTTGCGGCCAAATCCAGCAAAAAAGTTAGTGATGCAACTTGATACCCAAAAATACTGGCGCTTTTTCTTGCCGGAACAGTGTATTGGGTAGCAGAGTTTGCAAGATCAACGCTGTTAATTCGCAACCACACGGTTGCATCTTCTTGCGCGTTGTTAGTGTTCTTAAACTGAATGCTAAATTGCAGGCTGTATTTTCCAGTGTCTGGCACAGTTATCCTGCTATTGCTGACCAAAGTAATGTTGCCAGCAATATCGATAGTGTTCATGGTCACTACAGTGCCAGCGCTTATGCTTCCGGTTTGGTCGGTGCTATCACTCCATGCGCCATACGAGTTGTCAAAATCTCTGATTGAATCAAGAGTTGTCTTGACATTGGCGCCGCTTTGAACGAGCGGAATAAGTTCTGCGCCAGTCAGCGTTGCCGCCGTCGGCATTGCCGAGATTTTTTGATCAGCCATTACGAAGCCTCCAATACGATCTTGTCATTGTTCTCCTGAAGAACATAGCCGGGGGCAGTTTCATCAGCAATATAAAAAGTGGTCACTGGCGTGCCTCCGTACAGGTCAACAACACCACCATCGCCCACATCAAGGCCAAAGTCGGTGCCCCCAACGACATTTTGCGCCCCAACCTGAGACGCAAATCCATCGCTAGTGTTCGCCTGATCGGCAACACCACCGTAGCCAACTTTTCCCATCAGATGCCTGCCTGAATTAGTTTCAAGGTGGCTGTGCCAGTTCCGCTGTTGACGAGTACCTTGACTCCAGTCACAGGGAAAGCATAGTTGCCATCAGCGTTGGCCGTCTCGCCAGCCACGGTGGGATGCGAAAACCAAGTCGTGAAACCCACGGCAGGATCATCAAAAGTGTGCTGGACGGTATAGTCAACCGTGCCAGTCGCCTCAACACCAAAGCCCACATTAAACGGGCTGATGTTCGTATTCATCACGAGAGCGGAACTTGACCCTGTTCCTGTTTTTGATACGGTCTGAACCTTCATATTCCTCTCCAATAAGAAGCGGGGGCACGAGGCCCCCACTCATTTTTCAGCAGGCACGCCCACCACGCTTTTTGCCGGGTGTGACTGTTACAGACTTTTCAGTCTCAGTCACAGAACCCATTCCTTTTAGGGCCTCTTCAACGCCTTTCGGCAATTTTGCTCCCTTTGGGAATCTGTACAAAAGGTCTTGAACATTGTCGTTAGGATATTTTCTTCCCAACTTTTTGATCACTTCGCTTTCGTACTCAGTGGTTTTACCTTCTCCGCGACTTGGCTTTTGCATCTGAAGCATTTCCATCATCTTATTGCCATATTCTTTATCTACGGCATAAGCACGATTTACATCTTCTTCAGCAATACCACCCTCGGCCATCTTCATCTTTCCGTACTTGCTGTAGACCTCGTTGGATTGCGCTTTGGCCGCTTTCATGGCCGGGGCGTTTTCCTTGGCGAACATCTTCTGCAAGCGCCCTTGAGCCGGAGTGACTTTGCCACCCGACTTAAAGGTTCCAGAGAGTTGATTGATGCTTACGGGTGTGGACGGCTTTTTACGACCTTGGGGCATCGCGACGGGACGACCTGAGTCAACAGTACCCCCCGCCGCGTAGGCTTTTTTTGGTGAGCCACCTTTTTTGTAGCCACCAGCATTGCCTAGTGCGACGCCACCAGTAGCGTATCCACCACCATTACCTTTTTTCACATCGCCAGTTTTTCCACTAGTTTTGGTAGTGTATTCAGCAGTGTGCATCTTGGTGTTGCGATAAGCGCCACCTTGATTTTCGGTATTGATGATGCCGTTACCAGCCAATCCGCCTTTAGCGTACTTCTTGGTTGCGCCACCTTTTTTGTACCCGCCTTGACCCAGAGCAACTCCGCCAGTCTTCAGACCTTTATGGGCCTTGCTGGCAGGCTTGGACTCGTGAGATTTCAGTTCTTTTTCAAGACCCTTCATCTTCGAGGCTTCTGCCTTGTGTTCCTTCTCGGTCTCTCCACCCTTCTTCATCATCGGGGTAGACATCTTCGGCTTGGCAGTCATCGCCTTACGACGGGATGCCATAGAAGGTTTGCCGGGGGTACGCACAGGGGCGTTGACAGCAGGACGGCCAACAAGAGCAGGTGTGCCCATGATTGCGCCAAGAGCGCCACCATCAGCCATCTTCTTGTGACCCGACCCTTTGTCGCTAGACTTCATTTTGGTCATTGATTTGACGGAGCCACCTTTCTTCAGTTTGAGTTCAACTGAAGGCTCGGTGGTCATCATCTTGACCATTGGTTTGAATTGGCCCATGATGTGCCTCCTCAAACTTTCTGAGCATACACAACGGTCAGGCGATAAATGCCTTGCGTAGTGCTGATCGTACCGTTGGGGTCGACAGTGATAACGACAGAGGTATTGCTACCAATGTCATCCATTGCCGCACACTGAGCGGTGGTGAAAGATAATGCGACGCGACCGCCACCAATGACATCAGTTGCCGATAGGTACTGAGTACCTGCGGCGGCAGTGCCGATGGTTGCATTGATCGCGGTTGCGGTGCCACCCCCAACCACTTCATCTTGGATGGTATCGATGAAAAAGTCGATGATCTGAGAAGAAGCGGGGAGAGTCAGCGTCGCACTTGTCGCGGTACCTGCGGCGGCGGTAGTGACAGTTGTGGTCTGGCTCACGACGACGAATCCGCCGTCGGTAGAGTCAGTCAGCGTGTCACTGCCCGTGCGCAGGGTAGAACCGATGTAAGTTTGTGACATATTGATCTCCTGTGAAGAGGGGGCACAAGGCCCCCAACTCGGTTTTTAGACGCCCGGTGTGCCATACATGGCACGGGGATCAGTGAAACCGACATCGTAACGCTCTGTCGCTTTGTAGCGCATAGAGTCAGTCTCGAAGTCACCTTCCATCGTCTTCTCTAACTTACGACGCATCATCAACTTCATGCCCTCTGGAGCGTCGGTCTGCACCCACCATGCGGTGGCTGAAGTCAAACGCGAGAGAACAGCGGCACCCTCGTCGAGCAAGCCGATGGACTTGATCGGGTTGATGTCGTTGTTGGCGTTGCCAGCACGAAGAACGGACTTGAGCAACACTTCGGCTTGGAAGACATTGCCGGGGGCCACAACCAATTGGCGTGGAACCAGACGAATCTTCTTGCCGTTGTTGTCCACAGCCTGACGAATCTGGATCAGCATCTGCTCAAGAGAGGTTTGGCTGAGGTTCGCGGCGGTCGACAGCAAGTTG